GGGTTGAACTGTGCTTCGTGTTTTACCAAAATCCTTCATTTGCGTTTCACCCTTTCTAAATAATATTGATTTGCCGCTTCCTGAATCGGCGCAATGTACTTTTCTGAAAGGCGATAACCGTCACAATGTATCAACCAACCCTTGTATGAATTGATTGAACACCATTCGGAAAAGGTCATTTCCTTTCCCGCCGTCACCTTCTTTCCGATGTTCAGCATCTTTGACTTGAACTGCTTGCAAGTGGATTTTCGCAATAGCACAAAATTCAAAAACACCCTATAACCCACAAAGTCAACGCCCCTGATGTATGTGGGGAAGATTTGCCAATCCTCTTTGATGGTCAGCTTCAGGTTCATCCGTAAGTAATCAGCGATTTCCCGCCGCAAGGCGTGAAGTTCAGCTTTGGAACTTGCGAAAATCACGATGTCATCCATATACCTGAAATAATGCTTGATGTGCTTTACCTCTTTAATCCAATGGTCAAAACAGGAAAGATAGTAATTCCCTGCGTACTGTGAAATATAGTTTCCAATCGGGATTCCTGTTTCACCTTCCGTTGAATCAATGATTTCGTCCAATATCCAAAGCAAGTCATCATCCTTGAACAACCGCCTGAACTTCCTTTTCAAAACGTCATGGTCAATAGATGGATAATACTTTTTCACATCGAACTTCAAACAGTATTGGCATCCCTGAACGTCATTTTGAACGGCGTGTTTCAATTTATAAAAAGCCTGATGAATGCCCCGTTCGGGAATCGCTGAATAAGTGTCAGCGGTAAAGTTTTTAATCAGGAACGGTTCAATCACCTGTAAAATCGCCCATTGACAAATACGGTCAGGGAAGTATGGCAATTTGAAAATTTCACGGGGTTTCTTGCCATCAGTCTTGATGAAGGTCACATATTCGGATGTCTTATATGTTTTGTTAATCAACATATCCTGAAGCATCGTCAAATAGTGTTCTTCATTGGCATCAACCATCTTTACTTCTTCATACCAACCTTTTCCCTTTCTCGCGTTTTTGTGTGCAAGTTTCAGGTTTTCCATTGAATAAATCCGTTCATATAAATGACCGTATCTAATCATAATCCCCTCTTGCGTGTATGCAGTTTTCAACCGAACCTTCAACCCTTGAAAGATAACTTTCAAAGTCTACCAGTACAGTTTGAATCTTTGTTGTGTTTTGCCATGTGGCAAGGTAAACAATACCGCGATATATCAAAACGGGCGGGGAAGAATCCCACACCCGTTTTTTGCATTTACTAACCGCCTGCTGATATTCCGATTACGATTCGACACGGTATTATTCACATTCCAATAGAAGTCACTCGCATTAGAACCATTATTCCAATTACTGCCTAATTGAGCGATAAATGGCTTTTTTGGCTTTTTCATGCGGTATCTGTGAATAAATCGGTTTTGCAGTTGATTATTTACCTGATTTCTAAGGTATAAAACCATTACCCACTTCATTTGCACCCGTTGTAGGGCATTCTGAAAGGTCATTTTTTACGCAACAGGGGGAACATACACCAACCGCCCGCCGATACTCCGATAACGACCCGACACGGCATTATACACATTCCAATAGAAGCCACCCGCATAAGAACCATAAGCCCAACTACCGCCCAATAGAGCGATACGCCAATCATTCAAGTCAGCCGTCACCCAATTATAATCACCCACGGGCAAGTTGCTATTTCCAAGCGTTTCAGATGCCATGAACAACCAATCAAAATCAGGTTCACCGTAACCAAAAGCGGAAATATAACCACCCACATTAGTGAAAGTGAATCCCGCGCTTTTATATTTGGCGGTATTTCGTTCAGATTCAGCAAAAGCGTTATCAGCTATGAACGGGATGCCGCCCCTTAATGAACCGTTGCCCCACACGTTGATTCCATCGACAAACACCCAAATATTGCCCCACGGGTTTTCTTCGCCGCGATATGAAATAGAAACTTGCCCGTCAACACCCGCCGCCATACCTGATGCGTTTCCAAGTGATGATGTGCCACCTGTGTTGATTGATTCGTTTCCTGTGCCTGAAGGAAAATCAACCACGCCACGCCCGATTATTGACTGTGTTTCAAATGCGCCGTATTCAATCATCATCAACATTTGGGTTGCGGATGCAATCGCGGCGTAAGTTTGTGACCAGTTCGCACCGCGATTTGCGGCAACAACACGGGAAGCTGTACGGGTAAATAAATGTGTCAAACCTGAAACGGGTTTTGCATTGGCAATAGATGAAAGTTTATCACCCGTTGTTTCTGCAAAATTTCCTGTTTGCGCGTCTGTTAAGTTATATACACCGCTTTGTTGTAAACAACCTTCATATGCGCCAATCAACACATAAGCGCGTTCAGTTCCGTCTTTGATAAAGGCGGGATGAATCTTGAACCCGCTTTTCGGGGTTGCACTCACATAATACCGCGCCTTCCTCATATGGAAGCCGATTGTGTCACCTATAGGTTCAAGCACAAGGGGAACAACCCTGTAATAGAATTTTGGCTGATAAACCATGACTTGAACAGGCGTACCAACAGGGGATGAATCAATGGCAACGGTCAACGCGCCTGTTTCCGTGTACCCCGTTTCCCCATAATACGCAAGAATCACGCCGCCATCCGTGACGATGCAACGCCGCCGACCGCCGAAACAAGCGATGTCATCAAACCCCGCACCCGCTGAACGATTGACCGCACTCGCAAGGCGTGTGAACTTGCTGTTTTGGAAATCGGCTTCAAGCCCGAAAATGTCATCATCAGTATAGCCGATGAACCCCCGAATATCAGCGATTTCGTCAGTATTTGTTTGCACGATTACTTTCAGCGCGTTCAACTGGTTTATGGTTGCAACGGCGGCGGGGTCAACTTCCAACGTCACGTTTTCAGAATTCCCCACGGTAATAATCAGGTCAAAGTTGATGCCTGTACTGGTTACGTTGTTGAAGGCGGGAATGAAGTTCGGCGCGTTGTTCGGAACGGTCATGTCAACAATGGTCACGCCATACAGAATTTCCCCTTCATCGGGGTCAACGGCGATGATTCCCACGGTTTGATTTTTATAACCTTCCGTTAGTTCGGTGTTATTCATTGCGCCTTCAATGCGGATTGCTGTTTCATTTGTCCGTTCCACGTTTGAAACAAGGGTTTCTTGCTTGACGTTCGCCAATGCGGTCAACCCTTCAAGCTGTTCAGGCGCATAAACTTCAGACGATGTTTGAATTTTTCTAAAAGGCGTATCAGTTGCCGCCCCCGTCATCATCTTTGCCATCAACGCCTGTCCTTTTGCCGTGGTAAATACTCTTGTAAACTGTGACATATTAAAAAGCCCCTTTCTTATATTTGGTATTCGGTTACAATGACGGTTGCGCCGCCGACAATCGCGGAACTTTCGATTGAAACATCCGCTTCAAAATCATTGGTCACAAAAAGTTCAGAAGTGACCGCCATGTTTGAACCCGTGTTCATTTGACCATTCACGGCATACACCGCTTCAAAGTCATTGGTTATCATAAAAACGGATGACTGAATCAGAATTGCAGAAATCCGCATATTTCCCGATGTAACAACATCCAGTTTATTCTTTGAATTGACAACCAAATTGGCGGGAATCACGGTGTTAATCAAGTTCAAGAGTTCATCAATAACGCCTTGTTCCCCGATGTATGTGGTAATCTCCAATTCATATTCGTCAAAATCCGTGATGACCTCAAAATTGCCGCCTGTGATGATGTTCAGCATCCCCAACAAATAACGGATGGTGTACGGGGGTTCATTGTTCCACCATGAAAGGATTCGCGTTCGGCGTGTTTCAAAGCTGTCACTTTCAGCGGGAAACAACCCGATAATCCTTTCAAAGCGGGTCAGCCCTTCTTCCGTGGCGGTCAGGATGAATATATTGTTGCGGATTTGTTCGTTTACATCCCACAACATTTGAAATTCAGGATTTTCAGCCGCCGTGATTTTTTGCATTTCATAATATGCTTGAACTTTCGGCGGCAAATACTGAATCAGGTTCACTTCCCTAATCATACGGCAATCCCCCCGAATATAGGAATTTCAAACGGTTCAAGGGTCAGGTTGTTGGTTGAACCGTTGATTTGTGTGCCTGTAACGTCAAGAATGCCTTGAACAGACAGGAAGCGGGTTTCAATTTGGGATATTCGCACGACCAAATTTGTTTCGTTAGCCCATGCGGTTCTTTGTTCCAACAAATACGCCTGAACCCCGTCAGTCACTTGCTGTTGAACTGAAGTCCATGTCACGCCGCTGTCAAGGGTCACGCTTGTTTGTATGTTGACCGTCACTTCAGTCACGGTGTCAACTGTAACAACGTGACCAATCGGCGCAAGTCCTAATCCCTGATGGTCATTTGTGGGGTCAATTTCACTTTGCACAAGGTCAATCAATACGCTTGAAGCCTTGTTATAAAGCGCATCAAGGATTGTCAGTTTAACCGTACCGCCGCCGTTCCATACGGGGGAAACTTTTGTTGCGCCGACCCCGCTGATTGCGTTGGTTTTATCCAAGTAATCTTTTATGTTCCCGCCGAACGCTCGAACATTGAAACTGTCAAAATACCTTTGCCGCAAGTGTTCCGTTTCTTCGTCATCTTGCGCGGGAATCAGAATGTCAGTCAGTTCAGCGGTTTGCAACCCGTCAACGTAATCCACGGGAACAATCGTTCCCAAATAATGATTTCCTTCCGTTCCAACAGCTTCACAAGTAACTTCGTAAACCCCCGCTGAAATCAGCTTTGTCACCATATAACTAATATTTCTATTCGGGATTCTGAAGCGTTCGCCAATCAAATCAATGGTTGACGGCGTGAATTCACCCTGTAGAACGGCGTATGTTGCGGGGTCAGGAATTATCCCACGTTCAGCGCAACGCCGAATCAAAAATTCGCGGGATGCCGTATCAGCAAACGATTCATCCATGATGTCATCGAATTCAATATACATCAGCTTGATTTCAACGGCGGCGGGGGCAAGCGCATCCCAAATGACCGAACCTTCCCGTTTGTCAACGCTGTTTGGTACACGGTCAAGCATACGTTGTAAAATCATTTCATATGTCACATCTTGAAACATCAGAAATTCACCGCCCTTTCCTGAACAATATCCCCATAGATTGTGTGTGCTGTGAATCTTGTCAGCACCGTTCTTTTTCCCACAACAAAAATGAAATTGTCAACGCTTTCGATGCGCGTATCATGCAGTAATGCTTCTTCAACGCGCCGCCTAATTTCAGGTATCACAAAAGAAATTGGTTGACCGAACAAATCAAGTAATTCAATACCGTAATTTCTTGAATAAATGATGTACTGGTATCTTTCAGTATTGACGATTTTATATATGGCTTGCGCCATCGCCGCCTGTTGTTCGGTGAACCCCCTGATATTCAGCTTGTCAAAATCCATGCGGTATGTTCGGCTTGTTTGTTCTTCAATCGTAAAATCTTGACTTAAAAATCCATTAGTTGATGGTATCATGTTCCCACCCTATCCCATACGATATATTGTTGA